CGCAACCTTTTTATTTTTCTCGACAACATCTCCAACTTTTTTGATGTCAGTAAAAATCATAAGTAATTTCATTATGCTACCTCCTTAAATTGTTGCATCATTTTACCAGCCTCTTGTACTAAGTTTTTGAATGGATTTGGTTTTTTTTTATTTCCAAACTCTCCCCAAAGCTGGTTATATTTTACCCAGCTGCTGCTCCAGTAACCAAACATTTCAAACTTATATCTGGCTAAACTGTCGATAGCCTTGTCATAGGCTTCATTCATTTTTTGTTCTAAGATATCGTTTTTATCCATTATTGCTTGACCTCACTTTCTTGCCAGGAGTTACCCCTAGCAATACTTTTTTCATTAGCCTTACCGATCAATCTGTATTGTTTGCCTGGCTGCGGTTTGTTGGGATCATAAACAGTATCTTTGACCAGTTCTGGCTTACCAGAATTACTGTCGTAGACATATTCTCTAACTCTAACGATAGGATCTGGCTTGATGTTATAGACAACTTTTTTCATTAGTTTACACTCCCTTTTATATTTGTAATGTTCCAGAATTTTTCTTTAAGAAGAATTGACTTCTTTGTTCTCTCAATATTTTTTCTAGCTTCATCATGTGACCAAACTTTATAATAATCATTCCATTTATTCTCATTATGAAGTTGTGCTTGAAGCCAAAATAATCTTTCATAATCAAGTGAAAGATCTTCCCATGCTTCTTTCTTTTCTTCTTTGGTAAAGCCAGACCAATCATAGTTTTTCATGTTGTACTCCTTTTGACCTTTCTGTTTTATTAGCATCTATTGCTAATATAATATCCTTTACTCACAATTCAAGTCTATTTATTAATTTTAATTGCTAATTGGCTGCGACATAGGCTACACAAACTTGACCAAAACTTGACCAAGCCTTAAAACAGCTCCAGAATTATTGTATATAGGGATTAATGGAGGACTGAAAATCAGAACATAATAATAAAAGTCATTGATTATCAATACAAGTAGCTACACGCAAATAAATTTATTTTTTTAAAAAAGTATTGAAAAATATAGAACTGAAAAAATAAACTTGACCAAAACTTGACCAAAAAAAAATTAACAAACAATTTAAAAAGCGATCAATAAAAAATATTTATTGTAAATTAATTGACCATAGCAGATGTTGCTAAATTAATCTAGTTAATCTGAATGGTGGTCACACCTGGACTTGAACCAGGGACACCTAGATTTTCAGTCTAGTGCTCTACCGAGCTGAGCTATGTGACCACAACTTTATCGACTGGAATTTTATATCTTATTTTTTTGAATTTATCTTGTGTAATTTTTTGCGGAGCTCACGCAGCTCATCCATTTTTGTAGCTAATCTTTTAACTAGCCATTTTATTATCTGATCTTTTGTAAAATCTGCCATTATAACAACGAATACAATAGTGTTTTGGCTTGTTGTATCCTCCAATGGTTATCATATTGATTTCTAAATATTTTTTTTTGCAGTCTATACATTTATCGTATTTAATTCTGTATTTGATTGTTTGGCATCTATTTTTGTATCTTCTCTGCACTACAGCACAGCTCCTGGAGACTCTTTAAATAATTTACCCAATCAACAACTCTGGTAATTTTCCAATGAGATGAAACATAAGGAGAAAATTTTTTTATTCTAAAATTAATAATTTTATCTGATTTATCTGTGTTGTATAAAACGACATATCCAGGAACTTCTAATCTATTTGCAATATACTGGCACAAGGTAAAAGATTTGTATGTCTGTCCAACATCTTTTGCAGTCTCTATGATTGCCAAAGGCTTATAGCATTTGATACAACACTCAACGCTATCAACATCAATATAGGCGATGCCATCATACTGCCTATGCCATTTTGAATAAATGTCCTGGGGTAAATCACTATACCATTCTCTACTCAATTTTCGTCTGGTGGTGGATCATCTACTTCTGGAATTATGTCATCACCAGTAAAAGTTGGAGCATCTTCTGTAAACATTGGATGCTTGACAGTTTCTTTAAGGATATCTAATTCATCAGCTCTAAGAGCTCCAGCGATAGCTACATAACTTGTTGCATCAACAAAATTATCTTCATTGTAAACCATTCCATTTTTTACCCTGGATAATTTTACAAGAGCTAACATTGCTGCAACCTGGCTAGGCTTAATTGCAATTGATAAATACGATGACCAGAAAGCTGCTATCGTTCTATGATTTTCTGCTACATCACCATGAGTTTTATGTCTATCGTTAAGACAAATATCTTTGGCAGTATTGGTAAGTTTTAAAATGTGATCGTATATTTTTTTATTCATAACAATCCTTTTTTTATCATCCACTCCTGGAGCTTCTGCTCTGATATTTTCCAACGACCAAGAACTTTGACAGCTGGTAAATTGTCTTTGGTCCTTAAATATTTTAACCTCTGGTTAGCATGACTGGGATTGCAAGTTTTACCAGATATAACCTGGATAACCTCAACACATCCCAGTAACCGAATATTATTCAAAGTCATCAGTAACGCTGCTTCCACCGCCAGTATATGGCTGCCAGGGTTGTATTTGAATACTGACACTTGCATTACCAGCTTTTGTTGTTCCACTCCATCCAGTAAGTTCGTAGGTTTCACCAGCTTTTAAAACAATATCTTCTAATGGTGTAAATCCTTTACTGTGTGATTTTATTAATGGTTTTTTGGGGAAGCTGCTCATGGCTTCCTTTAGCTCGTCACTTGGAAACAAATTTAAATATTGTTTACTCATGGTTTACTTTTCCTTTTCTAAATGCTGTAATTTCTTGCAGCTGTTTTCTGATGGCATTATCAACATGACCATACTGTTTTGGATTTAGTAATTTTATCCAATCATTGTACTTGGTCATAAATTCATTGATCTTACCTGGATTTTTAATGGACTTAACTTCAGCAGCAAAAAAATTATATTTTTCTTTGCCAGTAAAATTTTCCCATTCAGGTGTAGGAAGCTCCTTTGCAGTATGCGGAGGAGACTCTGTTTTGATTGGAGCTTCCAAATCACCTTCCTTGCGGTTAGCTGTAATAATTTCATCTTTCGATGCATATTGTTCGCCACCACCAAGATTTAAAGCAGCAAGAGCTCTACCGATAGCACTTGTCTCGCAATTTTCTATGTATGAAGTCATATTGACCATGCTGCCGCTATGTCTAAACTCTTCAGCAATGCCAGTAGCCATTGTTTTGCCATCTATAATTATGGCAGCCTTAATGACAACAACTTGGGTATTAATTTTTTTACCTTTGCTTTCTATTTCCATTGGCTCATTACTTACAATGGTAGTTTCAATTTGAGCATCTGGGAAAAATTTTCTAAATGATTGTAAGCGATGGATAACTTCAACATATTTTTTTCCAGCTCTTTGTTTAACTGCTAGATCTTTAACTTTGCCATTTAGATCTTTGACAGCTGCTTCTAATTTTTGAGCTGTATTCATGTGATACACAACCATATTAATTTAATTTCTTTTGCTGTTAATTTTTGTTGCAACCTATCCTGGCACTCTTGTTTAAATTTTTTTTCCCTGGCTTTTCTTATATCTTTTGCGATTTTGACATAAGGAAAATCATAAATATTTTTTGGCTGCTCTATGTAATTATTAATTTTTAAAATTTTAGCTCCCATAATAAAACTCCTTTACTTCTTTAAGCTCCTCCTCTGTGTAAGAATAAAAATTAATATCTTTCCAATTTGGTGTGATAATTTTTTTTATATCGTTTACATCATCAGAAATTTTAATTAGATTTTGCCTGGCTAAAGCCTCATGCTTTAACTGCAAATTGTTTTCATAATGAGCATCGTTAGTTAGCTCATCACAATTCTCACCATTCAATATGCTGTAATCAGATGCACTAGCGTAAACTATTACGCCAGGCTTTTGGTTTGTTGCTATATTGTAAAATGAAACTTGTTTTGCATGGTTCATTTCAAATTGACCAATGCTTGTTGGACACTTTACTGCTTGATAATAATACTCATCTTTTTTTGGTCTTTTTTTTCTCTTGGACCATTTACTTTTGAACTCGATATAAAAAGGCTCAACCTCTAAATCTATTTTTCCAAAAGTTACGACATGAACTCCATCGTAATAAAATTCAACATTTCTTTCACAGTTAATATCTTTGTATTTTTTAATTTCTAAATCTTTTAAAGCCTGGATACCATTAAGGACAGTATCTGGCATATCATCTAAACATTTTTCCCAATTTTCTATTTGGACATCATTACCTAGAAAATATTTTCTCTTTTTTTTGTAATCATTTATGGCAGCCTTAACTGCAACTTCTTCATGTTTGTTTTCAAGAGCATAAGCCTGGTATCCGACTGCAAAAGAATTACCAGCTAACAAAGAAGCTGTTGGAGCTTTTCTTTTTCTCCAATCTTGATCTTTAACAACATATTCATAAAACCAAGAGCTCATGGATTTATTTAACTGCGATGGGGAAAAATGAGTTAGACCATGAGCCTGGTAATAAGAAGGTATTAGCGATATTCGTTCCATTACTATGGAAACTAGCAATATATGCTAACTTGTCAAATTATATTGTGATTAAATGCTAATAGTTTTGCATACACTTGCACTTGTATGCATTAAAATATTCCATGATAAGAATAGTTAGTTGCAATTTTAACAATCGCAACCGCTTTTATTTTTATGTTTCTAATAGGAGCTGTTGATCCAATTGGCATTACAGTAGCTCTATTTTCTTCAGTTGGATTTTTTAATGTCATGCCACAAATTAAATTTTCTGCTTCTGTTAATACTAAACAAAAACGATTATCAAAATGTTTTTCAAGCTCATTTTTTTCAATGTATTTTCCATCAAAAATTAAAATATCATAATCAGCAGTTGCTGGATTTGCATCTCTTTGTATTCTTGGCATAAGATAAGATCTTAAACAAATATAACCTGGTGAAATTGGGAATTTACACATTATTTTTGGTCTTTCTGCTTTAAATAAAGTTACATTTTCCATTGGAAACATCTCACCAATACATTCTATTTCTAATGGTGGAAATAAAATTTCTTGTGGAGTTAAATTAAATTCTGGAATTGATGATAATTTTTTTGACAGATCCATAGTCACATCGGCTTTACCATTTAAAACTTTATTTAAATGAATTTTATTTATGCCAATCTTATCTGCGACTTCTTCCTGGGTGTAATCCAGGTGCTCTATTAAAGATTTTAAATGTTTATTTATTTGGTTATCCACTCTACTGCGTTCCGTATGATTAATCATAATGGTTATAGAATTTAATGCTATTGTCTATAAATGCAAGTAAATTAATTTAAAAAACTAATTTTTTTTGACAGTTAGCATTAAAAGTGTAGATATTATAGCTATGAAATTGGAAACTTTTAGGGTTCAAAACAACCTAACTTATGGAAAACTCGCTATTTTCTTGGGTTTTGGTGAAAAATCAAATGCAGCCAGACTTGTCCACCGATGGTGCAAGGGGGAAACATTACCAACCAGGAATAATATAAAACAAATCAAATCAAGAACACTTGACAAGGTTTCAGCCAATGATTTCTTCTAAATCAAATCCAAGATTTGGAATATTTTACTGGGAAGATCCGATGGAAGATACTGTCGGATGGAAAGAATTAAAAGACTCATCTATCAGCTTAGCTCCAGCTTTTTCAACTGGCTGGATTATTGAAGAGCATCGCACTTATTGGGTGGTGGCAGCTGATCTCATAGTTTTAAAGGGGGAGATTACAGATACTGGCAGAAGGCAAAGTATTTATAAATCGTCTTTTACAAAGTTTAAGGAAATAAAATTTAATATTTATGATCCACAAATGGAAACTACTAAAACTTGTCAATGCGGAAAGAGGATTAAATGATGCTGCGAGAAGAGTTATGTTTTATTTATTAGATAGAGAAAATAATAAAACACGAGCACTTTTTCCGTCACATCAACGACTCGCAGAGGACACTAACTTATCCCTAAGAAGCGTATCCAGGGGGATAACATCACTCGTCACATTTGGCTACCTTAGAATTAAAAAAAAAGGTTATCCAGGAAGAGCTACTGATTATGAGATCATTTACAAAGATCAACACACGCCACAATTGACAAGAACACACGCCACAATTGACCAAAATAACACGCCAGATATGACACACCAATTAACTAATATAATTAAACATAATGAATTAACTAAGAAAGAAAATATGAACCAGGATGTAAAAAATATAATTAATAAGTTTACTAAGAATTTAAATATTAATTACAGAGCTGTTAGCCAGGATAAAAAACTAGCTTACAACTCACCAGAGGCTATTAGAAGAAGGTATATGAAAAAAACAGAGAGCATGGAAAAGACACAAGATTGGTACAGTAGATATCTTAATCCAGAGACAAGTAAACAAGCATGGGAGGAAGCAGTTTTTTTGGGGATCGTAAAATCTTATGCTAAGAAAGGTTAATCTTACTGTGTTAGATCAGTTTTTTAGTGAGGCAGCTCGTACTGATAGACGATTACCTGGTGTTATAAAAAATCAAAAGATGTCTAGTTGGGTAGATTATCACAAGCTGGATTGGTTAGATAAAGGCTATAATACTCGTAAAATAGTCATCAGACCGACTCCCAGACAGATAACCAGGTGGTGGTTTAGCCAGATAATATTACTAGAGTTTGTAGAGTCTAATGAAATAAGAAAACTTATTTGGTTAAGAGCTAAGAGATATCCCTGGACTCACATTGGAAGAGCTCTTGGCATGGACCGAAGAAAAGTTAAAAACAAATATGAAGAGGAACTAATTTATTTATCTTTGCTGTTAGAAACAAACAGAAGAGATAAAAAGATAGTAGACATAATTGACAAGATACTATACTAAATTAGATACACTACCGAATATCTATGGTAGGTAGACCATCCAAAAAAATATTCTGCCAGGCTTCTCGTAAATACGATGGTAATCAATGTAGAGCAAAAGGCATCTTAAAAAAAAATGGTCGGTATCTATGCAGATTGCATGGCGGATTATCGGATGGTCAAAAAACATTAGAAGGCAAAATCAAAGCCAGGATGAACTTAAAACAATATAAAGATAAATCGTATGAAGAAATCAGAGAAAGTATTATTAGAACTCATTGATCGACTGGAGCTCGGTAATACATTGACATCAATTTGTAAATCAAATGAAATGCCAGGACTATCGACAGTCAATGCCTGGTGTAAAAATGATAACAAGATTAAAGAGAGAATACTTGATGCCAGGCGTATGGGAGCAATGACCTGGTTAGATAAGATGCAAGATCTCTTAGATACTGAAGTAGAGCCTAGCCAGGTGCAATGGAATAGAGAACGATTACATCATGCCAGGTGGGTAGCTAGTAAACTTGTTAGTGTATTTGGTGATAAGCAGACTGTAGTTAATGAAGGAGATAATGTCATTACTGTAGTTTGGAAGGATGAAGAAGCTGCTAATGATCCCAGTACGATAGGCAAACAAGCAGCTCTCGCGCACACATCAAGAGGTTCGAAACCTAAAATTGACCAGAAGATTGACCAATCTGACATAAACTAATAAATACAATACAGATTAAAGGACATCATATCTACAGTTCAGCCTGGAGCTGCTATAAAGACAAAAAAATCAGATTAAAAAGAACAAAATACAAACAAAACAATGACCAATACCCCCAAATTCTGGGGTGCATTTTTGTATATATATATCATGGGATCAAAAGACACTCACACAGACACAGACGATAACAGGCTAACCGCAGAGCTTTACATCGATGAAAAATCCAGAACATTAATTTTAAAAATTAGAGATTTTAGAGATGATGTATCAGCAGTTGTAGCTGCCAGGTTAATATGTGAAACGCTGGGTATAGATTTTGTTGATCCTAGCATAAGAGATACAGTTCATTGAAGATTATAGAAATACCTTACAAGCCAAGACCACAACAATTAGATTTACATAATGCTTTAGGTAAGTACCGCTTTGCTGTAGCTGTCATGCACAGAAGAGCTGGTAAAACTATTTTTGCTCTTAATCACAGCATAAAACTGGCATTAACTTATAAATTAAAGAATTTCAGAGGAGCTTTCTTTTCTCCAACTAGGGTGCAGTCTAAATTAGTTGCCTGGGATGCTTTAAAAGAATTTTCCAGGAAGATACCTGGTATTAGATTTAACGAAACAGAATTACGAGCAGACTTTCCTACTGGTGGTCGAATACAATTGTTTGGTGCAGAAAATGTGGATGCAGCCAGAGGACAGTATTTTGACTTTGTTGTTTGTGATGAATATGCACAAATGGATGCCAGGATGTTTCCAGAAGTTATTAGACCAGCGATGTCTGATAGAGCTCCTCATTCCAGGGTGCTGTTTATTGGAACTCCGCAAGGAATGAACTCGTTTTACGATTTATATGAACAAGCTAAAACAGATGCTGAATGGTTTACTTGTGTTCATAAGGCTTCTGAAACTGGATTAGTGGATGCTGGGGAACTAGCAGCTGCTAAGAAGATGATGACTGATGACCAGTACCAGCAAGAGTTTGAATGTTCCTGGACCGCTAATATTAGTGGATCTGTTTATGGAAAAATTTTAGAAAAAATGGATAACGAAAAACGACTTGGTCGTTATCCGTATGATCCAGGATACCCTGTAGATGTGATTTTTGACCTGGGTATATCTGATGCAACAACAATTTTATATACGCAACAAATTGGAAGAGCTTTGTTTGTAATCGATTGTTATACCAATAATAATCAAAGCCTCGATCACTACGCAGATATTATTAGAAAATCTGATTACAATATTAGAAATTATATAATGCCACACGACATAGAGCATAGAGAAATGTCTACTGGTCATACTCGTAAAGAGTATGCCATGAGTATGGGTATGAGACCAATAAAAGTATGTCCAAAACTACCAATAGAAGATGGACTCCACGCTGGACAAATACTCTTAGCAAAATCTTACATTGACAGAGAAAGATGTAAGCCATTTATAGATGCCATGAGATGGTATCATCGCAAATGGTTAGAAAAACAAAAAATTTTCTCTAAACCAGTTCACGATCATTCAAGCCATTTTGCAGATGCCTGGAGAACTTTGGCAGTTGCAATACAAGAATTAGATTTAGAGAACACAAGACCACCGCAAAGATTTGCAGAAGGTGTAAATTATAATCCATTAGGAAGGAATTAAAGATGGGATCATTATTTAGAAAACCAAAAATGCCGCCACCTCCTCCACCAGTTCCAGATCCAGTTCCGCTGCCACCAACGCAGCCAGATGAAGAGTATGTGTCATCAGAAACTGGAGAAACAACTACTTTAGAAAAAGAGGCTGAAGCGAGTATGAAGAGGAAGAAAAAAGGCTATACCAATACAATATTAACTTCAAATAAAGGTGTTACTGATCCAGCTAATACTTTTAATAAAACTTTATTAGGTCAATAACATGGGATCAGAAGCAGCATCAAAATCAAGAGAACAGAAAAGAACAGCGAACACGCAAGAGCTCATGTCAAATATCATGTCTCCAGGAGCTGGTGAGATTTCAAAAAAAAGAGAAGCTGAATTACAAAAAGCAGCTAACGCTGGTAGAGGTGTTCAATTTATACCAGGATCTCCGACAGTTGGAAATTTATATGATAAAGATGGTAAACCAATTTTAAGAACTAACGCAACAGCTGCGGATTATACTGGAAGAATAACTGCTAATGCTCCTACATTTCGTGAAGCAGTAGGAGATGCTGGTAGAGCTATCTTTGGTGGCAAAGCAAAAGATCCAGAATATTTACGAGGTGAATTACAATCTGCACCAGGTAAGAAAACAACAAACTACGCTAAATTTTTACCAAAAACAGAAAAGGTAAAAGGATTAATACCTACAATGGCTGAAGCTGGAGGAACTCCCTTTATGATTGCTATGAACGCTATAACTGGAAATAAAAAAGATAAACCAATGTCTATGAATGAAAAATACAACAAAGGTGTCACTACCTATGCAAATCTATTAAGTGGATCTGCAACAAAGAATAGAAATAAATTAATCAGATGAACGCAAAAGAAGTAGCTGCTAGTTTTCAGCAAATAAAAAGCAAAAGAAAAAATTGGGAAGAGCATTGGCAAGAAATATCCGATTTTGTTTTACCCAGAAGAGCTGATGTTACAACTGTAAGATCAAAAGGCGATAAAAGAACTGAAAATATTTTTGATGGTACAGCCATGCATAGTGCGGAGCTGCTATCATCATCGCTACATGGGATGCTAACAAACGCAGCTTCCCCCTGGTTTAGCATGAGATATAAAGATGAAGCTATATCTGCAATGCAAGAAAACAGAGAATGGTTAGAGGCGTGTACTGATACAATGTATATGGCTCTAGATAGATCTAATTTTCAGCAAGAAATACACGAGCTCTATACAGATTTAGTTGTGTTTGGTACTGGCTGCATGATGATTGAAGAAGATGACCAGGATTTTGTAAGATTTTCTACCAGGCATATTAATGAAATTTATATATCTGAAAATGACAGAGGTATAGTTGATGTAGTTCATAGAGAATTTAAGATGACAGCAAGAGCTGCATACAATCAATTTGGAGAAGATTTACCCAAAAGAATTTTAGATGTATTAAAGGCAAATCCTTATGATGAAGTAACTTTATATCAATGCATTAAACCAAACGATAAATTAAATCCTTACAAAATGGATAATAAATCCATGCCATTTGTATCTATCTATTATGATGGTGAGGATGAGCACATAATATCTGTTTCTGGATTTAATGAGTTTCCATTTGTTGTTCCAAGATGGTTAAAATCATCGACAGAGGTCTATGGCAGATCTCCGAGTATGACTGCCTTACCAGACATTAAAATGATTAACAAGATGTCTGAAACTACCATTAAAGCAGCACAAAAAATGGTAGATCCCCCTTTATTAGTTCCAGATGATAGTTTTATTTTACCAATAAGAACACAGCCTGGAGGATTAAATTTTTATAGATCTGGCACAAGAGATAGAGTTGAGCCATTGACTATTGGAGCAAATACTCCGCTAGGTTTAAATATTGAAGAGCAAAGACGAACAGCTATCAAACAAGCATACTTTGTGGACCAATTGTTAATGTCACAAAACATAACAATGACAGCTACTGAAGTGATGCAGCGTAACGAAGAAAAAATGAGATTACTAGCTCCAGTTCTTGGTCGGATGCAATCTGAAATGTTGCAGCCATTAATTAATAGAGTTTTTAATATTTTATTAAGAAAAAATATTTTACCAGTTCCACCAGAAGAGCTGCAAGGTCAATCAGTAGATATTGAATATGTATCTCCATTAGCAAGATCTCAAAAAGTAGGAGATGTCCAGGCTATTATGAGAACATTAGAAGTTGTCATGCCATTATCACAAACAGAACCAATTATGGATTATATTGATAGTGATAGGCTGGTAACACATCTGGGTGATGTATTAGGTGTACCAAGTAAAGTTATGAGATCTGCACAAGAAGTACAAGCCATTAGACAACAAAGAGCACAAGCTCAACAAGAACAACAAAACCAACAACAAATGATGGAAGCTGCACAAGCTGGAGGACAAGTTGCACCGCTAGTCAAGGAGTTAAATGGACAGCAAGGAAGTTAAGGAATTAAAAACTAATTATAAATTAACATTTGGATCACAAAATGGAGAAAAAGTATTAGAAGATCTTTTAAAAAGATTTCATTACCACACATCAACTTTTTCTAAAGATCCAAACGAAACAATGTTCTTAGAAGGACAGCGGAGTGTGATTTTGTTTATACAAAACATTATAAATCAAAAGGAGAAAATAACGAATGAGTGAAGATCAGACAACTGCTGATACTCAGCAATCTGTGACAGAAACATTTACAGATACACTACCAGAAGATATAAGAAATGAACCATCATTAAAAAATTTTACTAATGCTGGTGATTTAGCAAAAAGCTACCTACACGCCAATAGAATGGTGGGATCAGATAAGATAGCTATACCAGGTAAACACTCTACCGATGAAGATTGGCAGCAAGTTTATAGTAAACTGGGTAGACCAGAAAAATCAGATGGCTATGAATTTAATTTTGAAATACCAGAAGAAAATCAACAAATAATAAATAATTTTTCTGATATTGCTCACAAAAATGGATTAACTAATAACCAGGCTAATGCTGTATTAGATTTTTATAATCAAATACAAACAGATGCTAATCAATCAGCCGAAACACTAGCTCAATCAAATTTAGTAGAAAAAGATACAGAGCTGCGTAAAGAATGGGGATTGAACTACGATAAAAATTTATCTATTGCAGATAATGTTTTTAAAGCACATTTTGCTGAAGGCATGAACACTTTGACTTTAGAAGATGGAACAATGCTAGGTAATCATCCAGAGTTTATAAAATCATTAGTAGCTCTTGGTAAAAATTTTAGTGAGGACCAACTTACTAAAGAAAATTCACCAGGTATTTCACCAGCTGATGCTCAAAGAGAAATTGCAAAGCTCCAGGCAAGTGAGCCATATATGAATAAAAACCATCCAAATCACGAGATGGCAGTACAAGAGGTTGCTCAACTGTATAAAGTGCAGTTTGGGGAATAGAAGAACAATCCGATAGGACTCTTCGTGACTATGGGAAAGACCATCACCCACCAGGTGTAAAATGTAGGACAAACCTCATTCGAGATAATTTTTCCAATTTTTTCACATAACAACTAACAACAAGGAGGACATTTAAATGTCAAATCAAATAACAACTGCGTTTGTTGAACAGTATAAGAACAATGTTTCTTTACTTTCTCAACAACAAGGTTCAAGACTACGATCTGCTTGTGATGTTGAAACAATAACTGGAAAAAACGCATTTTTTGAACAAATCGGTTCTACAAGTGCACAAGTCAGAACTTCCAGGCATGGTTCGACTCCCCAAATAGATACTCCACACGACAGAAGAAGAGTATCTTTAGCAGACTACGAGTGGGCTGATCTCATTGACGATCAAGACAAAATCAGAATGTTAATAGATCCAACATCTACATACTCAAAGGCAGCTGCGGCAGCTATGGGTAGATCAATGGATGATGTTATCATTACTGCATTAGGCGGTACTGCTGCAACTGGAGTAAGTGGAGCAACTTCTACAGCTCTTGGTGCTGGTCAAAAGCCTTTCAGCTCATCTCAATCTGATGGCTTAACAATTACTAAACTATTAAAAGCAAAAGAATTAATGGATTTAGCGGATGTTGATCCCTCATTAAAGAGATACTTTGTATGTGGAGCTAAACAGATGACAGATCTTTTAGCAACTACAGAGGTAAAATCATCAGACTTCAATACTGTTAAAGCATTGGCACAAGGACAACTAAATTCATTCTTAGGTTTTGAATTTATTATGTCTAACAGATTGCCATTTGACGCAACAAATACTGATGACAGACTTTGTTACGGATTTACTGAAGATGCTATTAAATTAGCAGTTGGTAAAGATGTAACAGCTAAAATAACAGAACGAGCAGATAAATCTTATTCTACCCAAGTGTACTATTGTATGTCAATTGGTGCTGTAAGAATGGAAGAAGATAAGGTTGTTCAGATAGCTTGTGACGAGTAATAGGAGAAAATAAAAAATGGCAAGTGTTAAAAGTGTAAATGTAACTAACCTAGATGCGACTCCTAGTGTAATGGTAGATGCAGCCAGTAATACTGGCTCTCTTCATGTCCATTATGATACTTATGAAGCGTCATCTTTAACGTCTGGCTCAGACATCACAATCGCAAGATTGCCTGTTGGAGCTACAGTTCACAATGTAATCTTAAAATGTGATGCATTAGGAGGTTCTTCTACTTTAAAAGTTGGAGATGCTTCTGATGATGATCGTTATATGGCTGCGGTGGGAACTTGGAATGTCGCTGGACAAACTCAATCCATGTTAGCTGGAAGCTCTGCTGGAGCTGCACAAACACCAGTAACTGGACTTGGTTATGTAATTACCTCATCAACAACTGATTTGGTTATTACAACTGGCGGTGCAACTATATCTGGATCTATCCATTTATGGGTTCACTACGCATACTAATTAAATAAAAAATGCCAGGGGGATATCTCCCCCTGGTTTCTTTCAAAAAATTTAGGAGAAATTATGGCAAAACCTGGACTATACGCAAACATCCATGCTAAACGCAAAAGAATAAAAGCTGGTTCTGGAGAAAAAATGCGTAAACCTGGAAGCGAGGGAGCTCCCACAGCTGCTAATTTTAAAAGAGCAGCAAAAACAGCTAAGAAAACATTGGTAGGATAAAATGACTTATAAAACAAAAAAACCAAAAACAAAAAATCAAAACCTGGCGGCTATGTATGGCAACAAAAATGAAATTACTCGTGGAGATGTAATAACAGCTGCTATCAAAAACAAAAAAAAGAAAAAAACTCTAGTAGGTTAAAATGACATCAATTGTAGAGATATGTAATTCTGGACTTAATATGCTTGGTGCAAATAATATTACTTCATTAACTGAAGATAGTAAAAATGCCAGGCTATGTAATCAACGATTTAGTTCAGTTAGAGATAGTGTATTTAGAGAGCATTTATGGAATTGTTTAATTAAACGAGTACAACTTGCTGTGGAGTCTGAAACTCCAACACATGAATATATCCATCAATATACTCTACCTAGTGATTGTATTCGTGTAATACGAATAGGCGGCACAGCTGATGGATCATCATCTGATTTAAATGGTGGTCAAGTTTTTAAAGTAGAAGGTAGAAAAATTTTAACAGACGAGGATACTGTTTATTTATTGTATGTAGCTAGGATTACTGATCCTAACGAATACGATACTTTGTTAGTAGAAACACTTGCAACAAGATTAGCAGCTGAATTAGCCTACGCTATTACAAACAGCAATCCTTTAGCTAATGCTTTAAAAATCGAATATCGAGAAAAATTATCTATCGCTAGACATACTGATGCTTCAGAGGGTAGTGCTGATTATTTAGATAGCAGCTCTTACATCAATGCGAGATATTAATGGCTAAACAAACTTTTGCATTTACAAATTTTACAGCTGGAAAACTATCTCCCAGGTTAGATGGTCGTACAGATTTAAATAAATATTATAATGGATGCAAAACTTTAACAAATTTTACAATACAGCCACATGGCGGAGCTACTCGTAGACCAGGTACTAGATTTATCCACGAAGTTAAATCAAGTGCAAGTGCTGTACGATTAATACCTTTTGAATTTTCAACAACACAAACTTATGTCATGGAGTTTGGAAATAGCTATATAAGATTTTATAAAGATAAAGGAATAATAACAGAAGGTGATAAAAGCATTTCTGCAATTACCCAGGCTAATCCAGCGGTTGTTACTTCCAACTCACATGGTTATACAGATGGAGATCATGTCATTATTTCTGGTGTTGTAGGAATGACAGAATTAAATGGCAAAACATTTATTGTAGCCAATAAAACAACAAATACTTTTGAATTACAAAATGTAGACGCAGCAAATATTAATTCATCTGGGTTTACTGCCTACGCTTCAGCTGGAACAATTAATAAAATTTATCAAATTACTTCGCCTTATGGAACTGCGGATCTACCAGATATAAAATTTGCACAATCCGCTGATCTAATGTACCTGGTGCATCCTAGCCATGCTATTAGAACTTTAACAAGAACTGGACATACATCCTGGACCTTAGCGACACCTTCGCTAACTGGATCAGTATCTCCAGCTCTAAACACAACTACAGATAAATATCCTAGCTCTGTATCTTTTTTTGAACAGCGATTAGTGTTTGCTGGATCTAATGATAATCCTCAAACATTATGGTTTTCTAAAACTTCTGATTATAATAATTTTACAACTGGATCTAATGATACAGATGCAATGGTCTACACTATTGCTAGTAATAAAGTTAATGCTATTAGATATCTATCAGCTCAAAGAACTTTGATTGCTGGAACAGTTGGTGGAGAGTTTGTTGTAAGTGCTTCTGGTACTACATCCCCTCTTACACCGACTAATGTTCAAATCCAAAAACAGACAAACTATGGATCTGCAAATGTTGATGCAGTACAAATTGCAAATGTAACCATGTTCTTACAAAGAGCTAAAAGAAAATTAAGAGAAATGGCATACAGCTATGATTTTGATACTTATGTAGCTCCAGACATGACAATTTTATCAGAAGATATTACTGAAAGTGGTATCAATGAAATGTCTTACCAACAAGAGCCAGATAGTATTTTATGGTGTACTAGAACTGATGGAAAACTTATTGGACTTACTTATCAAAGAAACGAAGAAGTTGTGGGATGGCATGAACATCAAATTAGTGGCAAAGTAGATACAACTAAAAATATTATTGCTCAAGGTATTGCATTTACCAGTAATAGCAGCAATGTATCTACCACAAATAATACTATTACAAAATCTAGTCATGGATTATCTACTGGAGATGTCGTTTATTATTATGCAGCTTCCAATACTATTGGTGGTCTTAGTAATGGTATTTTTTATTATGTGATAGCTACTGATAGTAATACTGTAAAACTTGCAACAAGTGCAGCTAATGCTACCGCTGGAACTGCGATCTCATTAACATCTACCCCGGAAAATGATACAACTCAGTATTTATATCAAGGCGTAAATATTGCAAACAATACTCTTTTTTCTGCATCACATGGTTTTGAAACTGGAGATGAAATTTATTATGAAACATCTGGTACAGCTATAGGCGGTTTACAAGAAAATTTAAAATATTATGTAAAAAGAATTAATTTGAATGAATTTAAATTAAGCACGACAAAAGATTTAAAAAATATTGTGGTTTTAACTTCAGCTCCGACAACTGAACAAACAGATAATATTTTTGCAAATGCTGTAGTAGAAAATATTGCAACAATACCAGGAGATGCTGATGAAGATGATCTTTACATGGTTGTTAAAAGAACTATTAACGGAGCTACACGCAGATATGTTGAATATTTAACAAGCTATGATTATGGAGAAACCATAGATAATGCTTTTTATTTAGACTCTGGATTATCTTATTCTGGTGATCCTATTACATCAATTTCTGGACTCGATCATTTAGAGGGGGAACAAGTCACTATACTAGCAGATGGTTCTACCCATAGTGCAAAAACAGTCAGCTCAGGAGCTATCTCCTTAGACCGATCTGCTAGTACCATACAAATTGGTTTAGGTTATGAAAGTATTTTGCAAACAATGCGTATTGAAGCTGGAGCTCAACAAGGTGTGGCTCAATCCAGAATTAAAAGAATACACGAAATAACATTAAGATTATTTAGATCAGTTGGTTTAGAAGTAGGATCTAACCTGGCTGATATGGAAACCATCCCATTTAGGACCAGCTCCGATGCGATGGATGTTGCAACATTAGAGTTTACTGGAGATAAAGACATAGAGTTTAGAGGAGATTTTGAAACTGATGGATATATATACATAAGGCAAACTCAGCCTTTGCCTACCAATGTTATAGGTATCTATCCTAGAGTTACTACGAATGAAGGGTAAATTAAAATTAATACCTTTTAAAAAAGAACACGCACAGTTTTTATCAAACAATCTTATGAACGATCCCAGGGTTCAAATTGATAAAAATTTTGTAAATAATTTTAAATATTTAGAAGAAGATAATTTAAGTTTTTCTGCTGTTTATAAAGATACCCTTGTTGTAAGTGGAGGTATTACTCCTTTATGGGAAGGTGTTTATGAAGGATGGGTAATGGCTTCACAGGAAATTTGGAATTTTAAATTAGAAGCTGCTTATATTATTAAAAAAAAAACAGAGGAGCTTTGCAAAACTAATAATGTTGTCAGATTGCAAACAGCTGTAAAAAGTGATTTCAAACTTGGTCATCGATTTGCAAGTTGGCTAGGATTACAAAAAGAAGGAATAATGAAAAAATATATTTTAAATCAAGATCATATTAGATATGCGAGGGTAAAGTAATGGCAGTCACTCCCTTATTAATGGCAAGTGCAGCTGTTACAACTGTAGCTACTATCCAATCTGCAAACGCTGCTAGTGCAGCTGCTAATTATGAAAATAGTATTTTAGATAGAAATGCAAAAGTTGCAGAACAAAATGCAGAGCAATCTATCAAAAGAGGTGAATACCAAGTTGATAGATTTAAAAAAGAATTTGACAGCTCCCTGGCATCGACAGAAGCAAACTATGCTATTTCTGGTATTCGATTAGATGAAGGAACACCAATACAAGTAATGAAAGATGCATTTGTAGAAGCAGAAGTAGAAAAAGAAAGCATTATGTATAATGCAAAAATAGAGTCTGGTGAATTTAAAGAGTCAGCTATAAATGCCAGGTTACAAAGAGATGCTAATACATTTAGAGCTCGACAAAACAGAACTGCATCATTTTACAGAGTTGGACAAACATTATTGGGAACAGCATCCCAGGTAAGCATGATTAATAAATATGGAGTTACATAATGGCACAAATACCTACTTATAAATCTCAAAGTGGTTTGAGAGCTGGAACTGGTAATACACAGCTTAGTGTTCCTGGAGGATTACAAGAGGCAGCCGCAGCTCCAGCTAATGCTCTAGCAGAGCTTGGTAAAACTGGTATGGATATGTCAGTTAAGTTTTTTGCACAGCAAAAAGCAATAGAACGAGAAAATTTATTAGCTGCTAATTATGAAAAGTTTTTAATTGGTGATGATAACAATCAAGGTTTCAATTTAATCAAAGCAGATGCAATGTCTAAAGGAGATACCGCAGCTCTTGAAAATTTTAAAATGTTATCTGAAAATTATTACAATCAAATTTTGTCTACTATTGATGATGATGTTGTAAAAAGAGCATTTCAAGAAAAATACAATGATACTTTTGCCTCTAATTTTATTGATGTTCAATCCCAGGTTTATCAAAATAATATTGATAAAGGAAAAGAAACTCTGGCACAAAATATCAACAACTCAACAAATCGATTTGTAAATGGTTTTAATCAGTCAGAAAAAAATAAAGGTTTTAGTGAAATAGAACTAGAAATAGACAAAGCGATAGAATTGGGAATTGTAGATCCAGGCAGCAAAGATAAAATTTTATACGCAGCTCATGAGGTTGCATACAAAACAGATTTAAAACAACAAATAAATACAAATCCCCAGGCAGTAATAGATAAAATAGAAGGCGGACTCTATAATGATTTAATTAATGCTGAGGATTTAAGTACAATAAAAAATTCTGCTCTATCTGCTGTCAGTAAAAACAACACAGAATATATTACAAATTTAACAACTAATGGTGATATTAAAAAAGAAAAATTAGAGGGTTATATAGAGTCTATAGAATTATTTGAAGCTCCAGATATGGAAAGAGTAAATGCTTTAGTTACAGAATTAGCATCAATAGACCAAGCTCGTGTTGCAGTTGGCAAAACACCAAAATATACAGATACTATTGAAGATTATAAAGATGCTGTATTTGCATTTAATTATTTAGAAGGTATTAAAAATAATCCATCATTAGCAGATGAAATTGTTGCTCAAATAGAAAAAGAAATATCTGATGACAGAGCATTAGGTAACGATCCAAACAATTCATTAATCAAAGCCAGAGACAAGGCTATTGTTTTAAGAGATAAAATTAATAAAGAGTCCATAACCGATAATAATGTTTTACAACAAGAATTAGGAAATCCAGGATTACCAGATGTAGATTTTTTTTCAGATCCAATAACTTTTCAAACACAAATTAAAGGTGATGGAGCTGGTAGTTATAAAGAAATTATAACTAATAATGCTAATCGTATGAATATTGGTGTTCAATATTTTACAGACAATTCATTTAATAAAATTGAAGAAAAATTAAAAACAGCTAACTATGATGATTTTGTAAATTTTTTTACAAATATTTCTAATGTAGCTGGTAAAGATACCATTGATATTTTTAATGAATTTAAAGATTTAGATCCAGGCTTAGCTCATATTGGAATGATAATAAATCAGAATGATGGCAAAATTACAAAGCCAATGCAAAGTGCTATTAAGGGTTACATATCTGGAAGAGATCAGAATAACAAAGATGTTTTTAGTAAGATGCCTGATGATTGGAAAATTGAAATTAACAATGAATTTTTTAATTCTGCATACGATGAAAAACAAATGCTTGGACTTAAAGATCAAATATTACAAGCTGGTAATTATATATTTTTAGATAAATTAAAAGAGTCTGATTATTTTAATGAAATGGCAAAATCTGATTTTGCAACTGGAACATCATTTAATTTAGATGGAGATGATAAATTTACAAATTTATATAAAGACTCATTGCAAGAGGCAGCTGGTCGAATACAAAAAAATGGTCTTTATTATGGAGGCTTTCTAGAGCATGGACCAAACAATTTTATAATTATTCCAAATAACATTAGAAATGATTTTGATATTACAGATGCATTAGAAGAAGGATTGACAGATGAATTATATAACATGGCTACATTTGTTATTAGACCAAGAGTGCCAATGCCTGGCAATTTAGAAACTGAGTCTACAGAATTTGCAGCTGATTTTACAGAAACACCACAAGGACATTTTGATGGACAACCAATAGATGATTGGAAAGATTTTTTCTTTGAAAAAGAAAGTATTTACTTTTCTAATTATGAAGAAGCTAATGGTGTTTATTATATTCACTATAACAATCCCAATGAGCCTGGATCAAAAATTTATACTGATAAAGAAGGTAGACCAATATTATTTGATCTTGCCAATATATACGATGAATTAAATAAAAATTTAGATGAATTGCAATCCAAATGAATAAAATACAATGGGATTTTATAAGTGAATGTGAAGGTAAAGGAATAACAGTTGGTTATCAGCCTACTAATAATTCTGGTGTTACAATAGCTACTGGTTTTGATTTAAAAGAAAAAGATGATGTGTTTTGTAGATCTATTGGTATTTCAGAACCTATTATAGAAAAATTTATAAAATATTTTGGATTGTCTGGATCTCATGCAGCTAAAGTTGCAAAAAATTTAACGCTAAGTGAAGAAGAAGTTTTTGAAGTTGATGTCTGTAGTAAAAAATATTATTCCAAAAATTTAATTAAACAATTCAATAATTTTAAGCCAGTAAAAAAATTTGAAGAATTAACAAGTGAACAACAAACTGTATTGGCATCAGTTGGATTTCAATATGGATCTTACTCCAGGACTCCAACTTTTATTAAATACGCAGCTCATGGTGAGTGGGATAATGTGATAAATGAACTTAATAATTTTGGTGATGCTTATGAAACCAGAAGAAAAAAGGAAGCAGCATTTTTAAATGGCAAGATTTGAAATTGGCAAACAAGACAAAAAATCTTTTTTTACAGATACCAAAACATCAGCATATAATTTTTTTGGTGATAAAACAGCTGTAGCTAAACCGACTGAATATCGTAAAGCTCTAAATTTTATACCTATCTCAGATACCGCAGAAAAAATACAATCACAATTTCGAAATTCTATATCAGAAATATCTAATGTTGCTGATGATTTAGAAAAATCCAATGATGATTTTTATGCTGTGTCTGGTATTCGTTTGCCTGGATTGCTTGATTATGTAGCAGAAGTAGACGATCAATTTATGGAAAAAACTTTTTTGAGTGAGACACAACAAAGAGTTTTAAGTGATGCTGATGGTCGAGAAACATTTGGAGGTACTATTACTTCAGATGCACATAGAGATGCAAAAATAGCCTGGATTGAAAATGAAAAAGAATTATGGCATCAATCAAATCGTGATAAATCTTTTCAGCCTTATAGTTATTATTATGATTTAACAAAAAAAGAATTAGCAAAATTAGAACAGCAATTGGCAATTGAAAGCCAATATGCAGATGAAGGATCATTGTTGCCAAACATGATGGGTTCATTAAAAGGTGTTCATAAAGATCCCTTAATACTTGCTCAATATCCTTTAGCATTATCTTATGGTGGTAATTTTAAAACCTGGGGTAATGTTGCTAAAATGGCATTTACTGAATTTGCCATTGCAACAAGTTTTGAAACTGCCATACAAAGTAAAGTTGTTTCATATAACCAGGAATTAGGATCTGATTATAACTGGACCGATGCGATGAAAGTTATTGGTCTAACTGGTGTGGGTGCAGCTGCTGGTGTTGGAGGTATTGGAGCTACTGTTAAAGGAACTGCTGCTGCTTACACAAAAATTTTTAAAAGTTCAAAAAATGCAAAAATAAAAGATATTGCAAAAGAGTTAAATAAAAATATTGATGCTGGAAATATTAATGACTTTGAGGCTTTTTTTAGATTTATCGATGAAAGTATGTCAGATTTTAATGCTAAGGATTATTCTGATTTGCTGGAGCTCGTGCCAGAAAAAACAAGCACAGCTAATAATGTAGAACAAGTATTAAAAGCAGAGTCTATAATTAATGATAGTAATCCCTTTCCAGATACTCCAAGTGCACAGCTTGAACATATTGATAGAGCTAACAAAGCCAATAAAAAATTATTAAACGATCACAATGATGTTATTTCAGATGAAACAATCCATGAAATAAATCCAAACACAACACCAAGTAAATTTGAAATATTAGATCCAGATGATATAGAAATAGATGCTGATTTTTTTCAATTTAAAACAGATCCCTCACAAGATGAGTTTGGTGTTTCTAAAAAATTACAAGGTATTACAAAATGGAATCAAGACGCTGCTAATGTAATTTTAGTTTGGGAAAGAGCTGATGGAGTTAAATTTATTGCAGATGGTCATCAACGATTAGGATTAGCTAAAAGAATAAAAGCTCAAAATGATGGTCAAAAAATAGAGCTTAGAGCTAGTGTTTATCGTGAGGTAGATGGCTATAACAGAGAAGATTTATTTGTAAAAGCTGCGGTTGTTAATGTTATTAATGAAACCGCTGAAGCTGCGGACCTGGCTAAAGTTGTAAGACAATATGGATCTGCATCTACTGCGTATGCTTTTGAAGTAGCTCCTCGTAATAGTATTTGGAGAACTGCTAATGACCTAGCAGAGCTAGATCCAATGGCTTGGAATTTTTATTTGAATAATAAAATTGATGATAAGGTTGCAGCTGCGGTTGGAAGGCTTGTTAAAGATAAAGATTTACATATCCAGGCATTGGAATATTTATCCAAAAATAAATATCCTAATCAAGTACAATTAGAGTCAGCCATAAGTGATTTATTAAATGCTGGTCAAACAGTATCTAAAACAGAAGATTTATTTGGTGAGCAAGTTGTAAAAGAATTTTTAATTAATGAAAGAGCTGCGGTATTAGATAGAGGTATAAAACAACTTCAAAGAGATAAATCAATATCTGGTTACTTAGTTAAAAATGACGAAGCAATACAAAAAGGCGGTAAGAACAAACTTAACAATGAATACAATAAAAAAATTCACGATGAAACCGCTATAACACTAGAAAAAATAATCAAACTAGCTAAAATGAAAGGAGAGCTGTCCGATGAATTAACAGCGGCAGCAAAATTATATAAAGATGGCAATAAAAAAGAAGCAATTAGATATTTTAAAGAAGCTGCCAGAAGGTCGATTGGATCAGATGATCTTAGAGGGATTAGCACAAGTGGAAGCGAACGGCTACCAGTATCTGAGGGATATCAACAACCGAAACCAAAAGATCCTCCAAAATCAGAAACCACCAAAAGTTTAGACGAATTTGAAGATCCCCATGATGGGAGCTCTGCTTTAAAAATTGCTGATGATGAGTTAGAAGATTTAGTTGAAAATCAGTCTAAAAGATCTGGTGATCTAGCTACAGCTGCTAGATCTATTCCGCCTTCTGGTGAAATAAGCCAATCTCCAGTTTTAGGATCTCGTGCTACTACTACAGACGAGCCATCAACTGTTTTTGCCAATGCTACTGCAATCCCATTAAAATCTCGTATCGAGGTTACTAGTTCTATTGGTGATGTGAGTTCCATTTCTGGTTTAAGAATACTTCAAATAACAGATAATATCAATGATCTTTACAAATTAGCCAAAAAAAATATTAAAGGTATAAAAAATGAACTGCAATCTGTGGCTAAAAATTATGAAAAAACTAATGTTATAGCCAATTTAAAAGAAAAAAATACTTTACTCGAGAATATAGCTATAAAGCAAAAAACTTTTAAAAATGCTTCTGCGGCTAACGAACCAGATATTGCTAGAGGAGCAATTCTAGTTGAAAATTTATCTGATATACCAAATATTATAAAAGACATAGAAGCAAAATTTAAAGTTACAAAAGAACCTAATAATTATTTTTTAAGACCAAAAAGAGGTTATCGTGCAGTTCATATTCAGTTATTGACTAAAGATGGATTGGGTTTTGAATTACAAATACATCATAAAGATTTATTTAAATTATATAAAGTTCAAAGAAAAAGAGAAGATGGATATAATGCCTATAAAAAATTACGAAAACCTACACCAGAACAAGAAAAAAGATTTGAAGCAGCTGCGTTAAGAGATAAAGCTGAAACAAGCGATCTATTTAAAAAAATACAGGATGAAGAAGATTTACAAACAATACAAAAATTAGATGAAGATTATGAAATTGAAGTCACATTAGATGATGGAACGATGATGAATAAAACAACAAGAGAGATGTTTGATGACATCCAGGATGATCGAAAAATCATTGACACTCTCGCTGCTTGTCCAGGGATACAATAATGAGTTTACAAGAATGTATAGTTAGAGCTGCTGATGCTGGTATAATTAATGATGCAAAACAAGCTGATTTATTAAATGATTATCAATCAAACTATCAAAAATATTTAGACGAAGGTTTATCTACAGATGACGCTGCTAAAAAAGCTGGGATAGATACATTTGATGAATTAAAATTTAAATCTGCACAAAAGACCAGGAGAGCTGTATTAGATTATAAAATAAAAAAACAATTTGAATTTGATGCTCAAAGATACCTAGAAGAAAATCCAAAGAAAAAAGGATTGTTTGCATTTTTACAAGAAAAAGTTTTTTTTACTGAAGTAGCTGAAGGTAGAACAAAAACATCATCTGTAGAAGAAAGAATAAATATTACACAAGGTAGATTAGACGAAATATTTATAAATGTTTTACAAAATTTTAGACACAATTTATTAGGTACAAATCGTAATAAAGCAACAATGCGATTGATGGGAAAAGAAATATTTGAGCCAGGATCTACTGGTAACAAAGCAGCTGAAGAATTAGCCAAAGCCTGGATAGCAGCTGCGGAGGAAGCTCGTAAATTATTTAATGCAGCTGGTGGTTCTATTCCTAGATTTGAAAGATGGCATTTACCACAAAAACATAATGAATTGTTGATAAAAGATACTGGTTACGATGCCTGGAGAAAATTTTTAGATGATAACGATATTTTAGATGTTGATAATATGATTGATTATTCTACTGGTAAAAAATTTACAAAAGCAAAATTAGAAATGGCTCTTACTGATGTTTACAACACTATTGCAACACAAGGTCATTCTAAAAATAAAAAAATAATTAATGGTAGCAGTTTTGCTAATCGAAGAACAGATCATCGATTTTTACAATTTAAAAATTATGATGCCTGGGAAACCTATAATAATAAATTTGGCAAAGGTAATGTTTTTGACTCTATGGTTGGTCATATAAAAACTATGGCTAGAGATATAGGTACAATGCAAATTTTAGGCACAAATCCAAAGAGAATGTTGGAATGGATGGGTGAGTTTGATGTTGCACAAATAAATAAAAATCAAAAATTATCTGGAAAAGAAACAGATAAATTATTACAAAAAAATAATAGAGCACAAAGAATATTAAATGATGCTTATAATTTTTATACTGGCACACTCAATGATCCAGAAAATGTTGCAGTTGCAAAGTTTTTTGGAGGTATGAGAGATCTTACTTCTGCCATG